TACGGTTTCCGTAGGAGAGGGGGTCTCCCGGCATTCCTGTCGGGTTTCCTTCTCCGAGTCTTCGATGCTGACGGTGTTCTCTATCCCGACGCTGACCCAACGGTGATTCGTTCCGTGAGGCAGGTCTTGCTCTTAGTGAGCAAGATCGAAATTCCCACTTCTAGGAAGCGAGAAGCCGATGCTCTCAGAGCATACGTCGAGACTGATGAACAGCTTGAGGAGATTCCCGTTGACGCTCTTTTGCGTTTTCGGGATTGCAGTAGAGGTCTACTTGGCCGCTACTTGCAGGCCGTGGAAGCCCGTCTCTGGTCTGGAGACTGGACGCCACGGCACTCCTCGGGTGCGTTGGCGACGCGAGAGTCATTTAACTCTCGCTACGCCAACACCACCTGGACAGAAAGACTCCAAGTATGCTTCCCATGGTGGGAAGACTTGGCTGTCAACCCTCATGAGATCAGAGATCTCAATGAGGACTTTTCTGTCTTGGCTAGGGAACATGAGCCTCCTGTTAAGGTGGCTCTCGTCCCTAAGACACTGAAGACTCCACGCATCATCGCTGAAGAACCTGCTTGGATGCAATACGTCCAGCAAGGTATTCTCCATGTGATGACTGAAACTCTGCACCGACCGGAGTTCCGAGCTCTTGCCCGGATCTTCGACTGGTCAGACCAGGAACCTAACCGACTCCTGGCTCGGGAAGGAAGCATTGATGGTAGCTTTGCTACCATCGATCTTTCCGAGGCTTCGGACCGCGTATCTCTTCAACTTGTTGAGAGTCTACTGGCAAGCACTCCCTTTCTCAGGAAGTGCGTGCTAGCAGCCAGGTCGGAGACAGCTCTGCTGCCTACCGGTGAGGTTGTGACTCTCAGGAAGTTCGCCAGTATGGGATCAGCGATGTGCTTTCCCATTGAGTCGATGGTGTTCTTCATCATCTCCTCAATGGCACACGCTGAAGCTACTGGCAGTGTTCCGTCGGCCCTGCGCATCCGTGATCTTCCGCGGATGCGCGTCTACGGTGACGACTTGATCGTCCCGGAGATAGCCGCACAGACGTTGACGCACTTGCTTGAGACCTATGGTCTCAAGGTGAACACTCGAAAGAGTTTCACAACCGGTCTTTTCCGTGAATCATGCGGAGCCGACTGGTTCAAGGGGAAGGATGTTTCAGTCTTTCGACTGAAGCAACTTCCA